TAGTTCTGTACTTGATGTTCCTCCGTCTACCCAGTATTGCATCTCAGTAAAAAGTTTATGGAAAATTGATTTTCTCTCTTCCTTACCTTTATCTTTCCTCAAAGAATTCATCTGATTTGCAGGATATACATTGGAAGGGTCGAAAGTACATGCAATAGACTCTAATACACTACCTTTAGCTATAATTTTTATCGTACAATCATAACCTCCCTGTTCGTTGATACTCCAGTTGAAATTAGATACATATCCAACAAATGAATCGTAATTATAGTCTGAGTCTTTTTTAATCTTAAGTAGGTCCTTCTCAAAAGTTAACATCGGATCATCAACACCGTCTCTTAAAAATTTCTTATAGGTTTCTATTTGCGTATTTAGACTCCCAGGGTTTTCTGTTGATTGGAGTTGTATGCTATGTCCCCATTCAAGTAATATTGTATATCCAGGCCTTAAATACAGAGCCTGCATAACCTCTAAATCTTCTAAAGTCCATACCTTAACATTGACTTCAGCTTCCCTCAATGTTCCGTATGTACCTTTAGATTTAACATTAACTGATTCAATACCCGGTGTTGGACGGAACCCTAAGCTTTCATAATTATGATAAGCACTATTTTTAATATCACCTGCTTTAATATATCCATTAGCATCAATATCTATAGGATTGTGTCTTTTCTTACTAACTCCTCCTCCTAAAGTTGTAGGTTGATCTGGGGTGCTTTGTTTTATGGTACCCCCCATAAGTACATTATTGTAAGCTAAGTTCTTATTACCAATTACCTCTTCTACTGTAAGTTTACCTGAAGCTAGTAAATTAGTTTCAGTATCTGTTAATGTATTAACACTGGATACCATTTTAGCCCATGCACCGTTGCTGTTGAAAAATAAAAGATGCTCTTTTGTTTTCTGATTTTGTGATACAAGTTTTTCACGCTCTATGAGTTGTCTAGTTACTCCTGAGTTTATTCCTCCTCCGATTACTTCTTGCGGCTGTCCTTGTGGTATATCTTTAGCTGTTTTTGACATTACCTAGTTTTATTTACTTCTTCAAATAGTGATATCGCTGCTGTTTTATCAGCAGGTATCCTTAACTGTACTCCTGGAGTTACGTTTAAAGATCCTTTTTGATAGTTATTTGCTGAAGAAATAATCCACCATAACTCTGAGTCTTTGTAAAACTCTTGTGCTAATGTATCGTACCTATCTCCAAATTGGGAAATAACATATACATCATTTTGATCAAGAGGAATATCTGGGTATATTACATTTCTTTTATATGTAGTACCTCTTGTTGTTTTGTTATCCGGTATTTTTTTAAATCGTCTACCCATCTTCTAATATAGTTATTATTTAGTTATTAGCAAACGGAAATGTGTTAGGATTTCCCTCCAAATCAGAACTAACTGGTGGAGGTATTGTTACTGGGTTATTTTCTTTCGCTTTTTTAACTTCTGTTTCTTTTTCTGTTTCAGCTTTTACTACTTCTGGTTTAGGTAAATCTATATAAGTCTGTTTATTTTCTGATATAGGTCTATAATTAGTTATAAGAGGTGTGATTCCTGTTTGTGGAAGGAAGTCATGTATAACTTTAAAACTAATCGAAACATCTAGTACATGAGGAAGAATCTGTACATTATCTTTTTGCTCTGGGTTTTGGAAAGATATCTCCCATGGGTAATCTTTTTGCCAGGTATATTGAACTGATTCTATTATACCAGGTTGTTCGTAGATATAATCCCCTACAGTCACTTTTGCTAAGGAACCTCTCATAAATCTCCCGTTATCCCCGTATGATGGTGCCGTAACAGATGCCAACGTTGCAGCTTTTCTATATAACGGCTTCATTTCCTCTTTTGTAGCTGCTGCTATTTTAAACCCTATATTAATAGATCTCTCAAATCCACTATAAGTGTAAAAACTATCTGCCCTACCTAAGTATTTATTAGTATTCCAAGAACCGGTAAAACTATCATCAAAAGTATCTAAAAATGCTCTAAAAGCAAGGTAGTATGTATCTTCAGGTGTCATTACCTGGAATTCTAGTTGGATAAGGTCTCTATTCTCAGTTATTCCATTTAGTGGCTTCTTCGATACATCTAACTTATTTAACTTATCTACTGCTTCTGGATCACTAGTAGTGTAGGATGTTCTATTTCTGTTAATCTTACCTTGATTTCCTAACCCTACCCTAGTTTCTTTGTTTATAAGTCTATTACTATAGTTAAAGGAATATGTATTCGTAGTTCCACCGTTAAACTTGTTCTTACTGTCATTAGATCTGAAGTCTTGTATTTGTTTACCGGAATCTATCGATGTAGTCCCTAATTGACCGTTGTATTGATTAGGGTCTTCTTTAGCTTGCTTAATAGTAGGTGAACTGCCATTAAGTCCATCAAAATTAATATTAGCTCTTAACGGAATACTTCCACCTGCACCGAATACTTCTGCAGATTGTACCGAGTTTATATTACCTTTGGTATCAAATTCGGTATAAGTATTTCCATCTCGGTACTTGTTTTCTAATTTAGGATTTAATTCCGTAATATCTCCCGCAATTCCTTTATTGCTTGTACTATTAGGTATACCTCCTTTTTTAAGAGTAGTATTTAGAACCGGTGTAGGTCCAGCTACTGATTTATTAGTTATAGGAGTTCCGCTTTGAGCTGCATTAATGTTACCTAAAGTAGTATCAACAATATAAGAGACATTACTTTCACCATCATTATACTTATTATCAAATTTAGGATCTAATTCAGTTATATCTCCTAATACTCCTCTATTCTCTTTACTCTTACCGTATACCGGGTTTCCTTTTAGATCTGTAGTATTAAATATAGGAGAATTACCATATAAATTTTCATTATTAATAGGAACTCCTACTTGTGCAGCTATGCTGTTATTTTCTGTGCTATCTAAATATCTTGCACCTTCTACATCTATAAATTTTTGTTCAAATTGCTTAGGTAAACTAGTAATTGTACCTATACCTATTCCGTCTTCACCTGTATTTAAATCGATTAATTTTTTTCTATCCTCTACCGGTGCATTACCTGATGTAATATAGTCTCTAAATTTATCGTCTTCTAAATTAAATAAAGTTGTTATACCCTTTTGAGAAAGATCATCGGATGGTCTGGTTGGAGTGCCTAATAAAGGTATTTTAGAACCTACTCTTGAATGATTAATATTATCTAAAGTACTTAATGCAGTTCTACCTCCACCGGCTTCTAACTGATTCTTATCAAATAATGTTATTTTAGAACGTTCTGGTACTGGGTCTGATATATCTCCAGTTATATTCTTGTTATCTTTACCGAGGCTTAGAGGAGTTAATGTTGTTTCTCTCTCAACTCCTTTTAATGATATTGCAGAACCGGTTGATGCAAAAGTAATGTTGGATACTGTCGTATATTTACCTTTGGTTTTTTCTGAGTCTAGGTAAAACTTACTTATTTCTGTAGATTCTACTTTTATGTTTCCTTCTTCACCAATATGATTTCTACCTAAATCACCACGATTTGCTGTTGTATTTCTATCAGGTAATATAGAGTTGCTTAATAAACCTTGACTTGGTACTCTTTTTCCACTTAGTGCGTATTGAGATCCCTCTACACCTGCTGCACCAAAAAATCCAGAAGGGTCTCCCTCCTGTATATACGTATCTGTCCTAAATCCTCGTAAAAAATGTGTACCTGTACTATTTACCGGTACTTGTGCAAGAGTAGAACCTGCTACTTGAGCTACATGTTTAACAGTTCCACCAACTCTCCTAATGATATTACCTACAGCAGTTTTATCATTACCCTGTAACTTCCTTGTTAGTTCTTCTTGTTTAAGTAATGCTTCGTTAGATAGGTGTTTTAACCCAGGCTTATCTGCAAGCATTTGTGTAATACGGTACAAATCGTCTACTCTTCTCGATATCCCGTCAGTTGGATCACCCTTTTGTTTTGTCACATAAGGAGCCTTAGTCCCCGAATCCTCATATTTTAGAGAACGCAGTTTATCCATACGACCTTCATCAAAGTCTTTTCGTAAGTCCCTTATTATTGGCATACTTTTTCTATAATGGTGGGTTATCTAAATATTTCCCTGGTGTTGCTCCATCTAAATCAAGACTTGATGGGCTTTGTTCGATAGCTGGTTGATTGATGATTGATGATTGATTATGTAGTTGTGAAGCTCGGTTTGCTCCTGCTCTCTGGTTAGGTGTTGAACCTTGCAATCCTAAAATAGAGTTAGAAAGTTGATTATTTAAAATTCCGTTTGCCATAATTAATTATTTTTATTTATTATAAATAGATATTATTATTATTATTTGTTTACGAACCTGTTAATCTTGAAAATGATTTTGCCTGAGTTCTACCTACTTTATCTCCATCTAAGTATACATCTCCTCCTGCTGATATTACTGATATAAGAGTGTCTAATTTAGTTTCTAATTTAGCAAATCCATCATCCTCACTATCTCCACTATCACCAAATAAACCTCCTATCATAGCAAGCGGAGTTACCATCACTGCAAAAGTCGATAAAGCTGCTAATGCTGGTATTGCTGCTATTCCTGCTACGGCTAATAAACTCAATCCTGCTGCTATACTAAATAACCCTGCTCCAACACTAAATAACGCAGGTCCCATTAAAAATAGAGTTCCTATATTTTCTGTCAATAAAGTAAATACCTTAGTAAAACCATTAACCATGGAATCTATAGTTACTGGTATCATTTCTAATGCTTTTATTAATACATTACCTATTACTGTTGCGAGGCCAACTACCATTTGACCTATTGCATATATAGCAGGAGATGCCATAAGTAAGGCTGCGCCAATAGCTAGAAGAATTGGTATTGCTGGTGCTGCTGCTGCACCAAATGCTCCTAATCCAGCTCCTGCTGCTGCTAATCCTCCTCCTGCTGCTGCTCCTGTAGAAGCTACTGCTGTTTGAGATGCTGCTAGTGTTGAATTTGCTGCTGCTTGACCTGCTGTGGCTGCACTATTTGTAAATTTAGCAATAGTATTAGCTCCAATTCCTGCTGTTTCTGCTAGCCAAAGGCCTACTTTAGCTGCTTGTTTTCCTAACCAACTATTAGACCACCAAACCCCAATTTTTGATGCTAGATTACTAGCTTTTTGAGCAGTAGTATTTATTCCTAAAAACTTACTAAATAAACTTAATTTACTACCAGCAAATGAAAATGCAGTACCTAAGCCATTCATTATCCTTGTTCCAATACCTACTGTAAAGTTCCATACTTTTTGTGCTGCAATTTGTAATTTTAAAGCACCTGTTTGAAGCATAGTCAACTTAGTTGCATCTTTAGCTGCTTTCCCACCGAATCCTGCTAATATTTGAGCTTCTGAGTATCCAGCGGCTACTGCAGCGTTGTATGCTACTTGTTTAGCAGCTAAACCTGTTATTGAAGCTATTAACCCAGTAAATTTAAAAGCTGCAAAAGCTGCTAATCCGATTTTAATTGCTGTAACAACTGGGGAGAGTTTAAGAAAAGATGCAATTACCTTACCTACAGCGCCTGCAACTGCTAGTACAGGTTGTATCATCGAAAGTAAAGATTCAACAATAGGAACTAATGCTTCTAATACTGGTGCAAATGCTTCAGAAAGTTTTGCAACAGATTTATTGATTCTCTCTTGGATATCCATCTGTTTTAATTGATCTGAGTTTACTCCTAGTATTTTTTTTCTCTGTTCATCAGTTAAATCTCCTTGAGCAGATTGAGCTATGAGCATTTTACCCATCTCTTCTCTAGACATCCCAAGAGCTTTTGACATTGATTCTTGCTGTATACGATTCATATTAGCAAATTCGGCTGCCGAAGCACCATTTTTAGCTAATTCGTTAGCAACTCCTTCTAAATCGTTATTTAATGCTAGTTCTCTAGCCTTACTTAAATTTATTTGTTTGCCTGTGAGTAGCTGTGCTTCTAATTCGCTTTCAATAGAGGATTCAAACTGTAATAAACCATCGGCTATTTGATTTACTTTAGCTAGATCTAATCCTAATTTTCTAGCTGCATGTCCTGCTTTCATTAATGCTTCAGGACTTCCTCCTAACGATGCTTTTATATCATCAGATGCTCCCAATACATCTTGAAGAACTACTTTATTAGCTACCGCTGAATCTGTTGATGCATTCATAGCAGTAACTCCATTTAATACAGTATCGGTAAAATTTTCTGCAGATTGATTAGACATCTTCATTATGGAACCTAAGTTACTAGCTTCTTGTGCTGATAATCCTAAAAGTTGTTGAGCGTCAGAAATACCTCCAAGTTGTTCTGCAGTAAATATGCCGGCTGCATTAAGTCCAGTCTGTTTTGTATATTCTGCTGCTACTTGCATCATATCTGCTAAAGTAGCGACTTCTGTATTTACTCCTGCTAAGGTATCGTATGCTTGACCGGTCAGTTGTTTAAATTCAGTTTGTAACTTATTTAATTCAAGAAATTTAGTAACTATATTTCCAACTAATACTGCCGGATCTAATAAAGCTGGTCCAAACCCATCTAGTAATTTAGAAAAACCTTTAGCTGCAATACTTAACTTAGTCATAAAAGAAACGTTCTGGCCTGCTGCTTTTGCCATTTCTCTCATTTCTGCTGCTGCATCTTCCATAGCTTGATGAAAGATACCAGACCTCATACCCAGTCTTTCCATTAATGCTCCTGTACCTTTAACTAAAGCACCGGTAACACCCATATTTTTATTTATATTTCTTTCTAACTGTAGTCGACTTTGGGCTTGATTGTTTAAGTCTTCTACTGCTTTAAATCCATCTAAATAGTTCGCTAAAATCTCTTGTTGGGTGCCGTCTAAATTTTCCATCGCAGCTAACTCCTCTAAAGCAGTATCTAACGACTTACCTCTGAATTTCATTTCTAATTCTAATCTTCTGACTTTACGTGCTACTGATTTATCAATATCATCAGAAGTTAATAGCTCCTCTGCCGCTACTTTTAAATTTTGTGTCTGTATCGCTAATTTTTGTTGTAAGGATGCGATCTGACGCATTTCCATATCTGTAACTCCTTCTGCGTCGTAAGATAATTGCCTTGCTAAATCTGTTATATTTGTATAGGCTTTTGTAACCGATTTAAGCGGGGTTTGCTTTTTGTTTATTTCAGCAGTAATATCTTTTAATTGATTATACAGTCCTTTAGCTTGACTGAAAGAGTATCCTATAGAATTTCCTAAATCTTTTCCGGCTTTGGCTCCATCTACTAACGCTTTATCTAATCCAACACCATTTTCATACAAAGCTTTAAATATAGCAACTGCTTGTTTTAGTTCCGGTCCTACTAGTCCTCTAAATCGTTCTGATACTTTCGTAGCTTGTTCTTCTGAAAGTCGTAGTTGGGCATTTAGGTCGTCAAGTGGGTTATTAGCCATTTATATAATTAGTTTATTATAAATAGTAAAGGCTCGCTTATTTGCGAGCCCTAGTACTATATGAAGGTTTTTTAACTGAAGGTCTTTTTAATGTCTGAGATTTCTTATTTACTTTGTCGTATTCTGCTTTTTCTTTTTCATAATGCTCTTGCATTTTTTGAAAAGTAAAATTTCTAAGCCAAATAGGCATATTATAAACTGTATCATAGTCATACCCTCCTTTACCGTTAAATACTATTTCATGTATTTGTGTAAATATAGAAACCCTATAGGTTGGCGTCAGGCCAAAGAAAGTTAACCCCGATAGGGATATTTACTCCTCCTTCCGGTCCATTCTCAGGGTAAAATTTCATATCTACATCTGGTTGAAAGTCTCTAAGGTAGTTTCTAAATGCTCTAGAGTCTCTTGCTAGGAACTCATTATCTACAAAGGATCTAACAGTGCTTCTTTCACTATCTCCATTAACAGCTATTATCATATGTTTTAAACGTGTTGATAATTCTGCTGATGATTCTTTGTTAATCTTCTTTAATCCTTTTACTTCTGAATCAATAGCTTGTTCATCACCATGTGATAGTAATTTAAAAGTAATTACTTTTTTGGTAGCCGGTAAAGTATAATTAAATGAATTTTCTGTTGCATTTTCTACGTCCGGGTGTAGTTCTTTGTTGTTAAGAAGAGACAAGTCTATATTCTCTTTTTCTCCTGCGTATTCAAATTCATAATCCTTACCGTATCCTAAAATACGTGCTGCAATTAAAAGGGCATTTTTATCTCCTACAAGCAATTGGTTGTAATCAACTGTTTTATCAACAATTAATGCCTGAAGTAATTTATCAATAACAATACCTTTTTCGATATAGTTTTGATTGGTTAAGATATCCTCTTCTTTTGCAGTCATGTACTTCATTTCAATAGTACCTGAGGCGATAGGTGAATCTGGTGGGTAAAGTTTTCCTTTAGAAGGTAAGTCGACTACTTCGGTAGGGAATTTTTGTGTTTGTTCCATAAATTTTATTAATTAAAACTAGTTCTAGATATAAATATATAAAAATAAAAAAAGGAAAGCAACTAATACCTTCCTTTTTTAATGTTTATTTAAATTCTAGAATTTATATACCTCTTATCTGGTCTACAGTAAATCCTAATTCAGCAGCTATTAACTCAAGTTTAGGACTCTCTTCCTCTGAATATTCGCTATCTATCGTTAGTAGATTTGCTATTTCTTTTACTTTATCTAGGTACTTTTCTCCTTTTTTTCTGATAATTTTATTAGCAATTTGTATCTGCTCATTTTCTGCTTTATTTATAGCATCTCCATATCCTTGATCAATTGTATAATCGTTATTTACATAATCCTGTATTAATCTTAGCAAACCATCCTCCTGCTCTTCCTCAGCAATTCTTGAATTAGTAGTTAATTTATTTTCTACTAAGAATTTTTTTAAGTTAAAATTATTTTCCATTTTTTTTTTATTAATGTTATACATATAAATATATCTAAATATATAAAAACTTTCTCAATAAAACAACAAAAGCCCGAAATAAATCAGGCTCTGTTTTATGATTAAGGTGTAAAATTATCTTATTTAACTATAGTTCTCTGGATTTGTTGCGATAGCTATTGCTTTTTCAATTGCAGTTCCAATTGGTAACTGTTTTGAGTGAAATTCTGTACTTAAAGATAAGAGGGCGTTATGCATATTACTGTTAAACATCCCCTCCGGTAATTCTATTCCTTCTCCTTCTAATGCCTGAGTAATGGTTTCTCCTAAGTGATCGGAGGTCATTTTTACATCTTCCGGGATCCAGGTCTCAATAGCGTTGGCTATCTCTCCTTTTGCTGTATTAGAAAGATTTATACTTTCATTTTCCTTAATAGCTTTAGAATTAGTAGATCCTATTAGGTCTTCTCTACCAATTGCCTTAAGTATTGATTGTGAAGCCGGATCTAAGTCGTAGTACATTGCTTCATCTTGATTGAATTCAGCAGCACCATCTATGATAGCTTTTACAAATTCTGCTATAGATACTCCGTTTGAATCAGCATGAAGATATTCTTGTGTAGCGTTTGACGCTAAACCTTCTTTCAATACTCTTGAATTAGTAGTTAATTTATTTTCTACTAAAAATTTTTTTAAGTTAAAATTATTTTCCATTTTTTTTTATAAATGTTATACATATAAATATACCTAAATATATAAAAACTTTCTCAATAAAACAACTAAAGCCCGAAATAAATCGAGCTTTGTTTTTTTATAGTACATAAAGAAGATAGCTCTTAAGACGGGTTATTAATTATTTTTTATTAATTCTTTTTTCAAATTTATCAAATCTTGAATCTATTTGTCTATAAATTTCATCAATTTGATTTTGATAATCTAATCGTAAATCTTTAATTTCATTATTAAAATCTTTACTTAGTTCCTCTATAGTTAAATAACTATCACCTATAGATTGATTAATACCTCTAACTTTGGTTTTCACCTTAAACACTCCTATCGAAGCATACCCTACTAAGAATACACCTACTGTGGATAGGACACCTAAAACAAATTCTAAATTTTCCATATCTTGTTATTTTTAAAATGTCAAAGAACTATCCCTTTAAGTACTAATCAATAATATACGAAGAAATTATTTTTAAAACAACAAAAGCCCGAAATCAATCGGGCTTTCTTATATATTTGAGGCTGTGTTAATAATTCAAAACGCAATAATCCATTGCAATTGTCATTGATAATTCAACAGCATCTGGTGATGACCAATCAAAATCTCCTTGAGACATTGTTTTGATGAAAGCACCTTTGATAATCCATTCCGATACTACATCTCCTACAGGACCTAATACGTTAAGGGTTAAATCTTTTTTATAGAAGTCAGAATAACCAGCTCTACCGGTTACTGATTCGTAAGATAGTCTAGCCCATTCCATTACTGCTTGAGCTCCTGAAGGTGTGATTGGATCATATAATGTCATATCCATATCATTCCACATTCTTTTTCCTCTGATCTTACGGTAAGAGTTGATATGATCAAGAACCACTTCTCCGTCTTCAAAGCTTGGTGCTGATACTGTCTTTACCATAAATGATGGAATGTTATCCATGTACATGATAAATCTATTCTGTACCTTCGGTTCGAAGGCTCTAAACATTATTTCGTTTGGGTCTAATACTGCCATTTTATATATGCTTTATTATAAATATCTATTTTTAAAATTATCCTGCAAAAGTTGCTCCTGTTGGTTCAATTGTGAAGTCTAATACTATGAATTCTGCAGTTTTAGCTGGTTGAATAAATATCTGACCGATTAATTGATTTCTGTCTACAACATCTGCTGTGTTGTTTGTATCATCCATTACTACTCTATAAGTATAAAGACCTTGTCTCTGTACTACTGATTCTAAGTAAGGATTTACTGTTGATAAGAATCTATTTCTAGTTGTTATTGTGTTTTGTTCGAATACTAAATTTCTAGATTGGTCTCCGATAAACTTTTTCAACTCAATTAATAATCTTCTTACGTTTACTCTATCTAAAGCTGATGCTTTAGTCTGTAATGTCTTCTGTCCAAATACAGAAATACCTTGTCCTGGGAAAGAAGCTATTGGATTTACTTTACTAGAATATAAAGTATCTCTCTGTGTTCTTGTTAATCTTCTTTCTGCTTGGATTACTCCTGTAATTCCACCTCTTACTAATCCTGCTGGTGCGAACCAAGGTGCTGAACTATTATCTGTGAAAGCATATACTCCTGGAACAACAACTGAGGCTGGTATCCATTCATTTTTACCTGATGCAGATTGAGTTTGTAGCCAAGGCCAATAAGCTGCTGCGTATGAACTATTAACAAGGTCTGATTGTCCGGCTGCGTTACTTACTGTTTCTCCATATCCTACTAAGTCTGTTACCGCTATACAATCTCCTCTAGATTCTGCAAGAGAGATAATGCTATCTACCTGTGTCTTATGTCCTGCAAATTTGTGGATTAAACCTGGTGCTGTAATAATATTGAATACGTAATCTTCAGTATTTTCTAATACTGAAATTATATTATCGTAGTTACCTCCTGTTAATCCTTGTGAATCATCTCCATTTATATCACCGAAGAAGTTAGCTGCTCTATCAGAAGCAAATAATGTTCCTGTTGCTCCATGGAATGAACCAGATTGTGCTACCGGTAAAGAAGCTGAGTAAGAAACGTTATCAGAATCTGTATTAACAGTTAATCCATCATTACCTAAGTAATTTAATGTTGGTGTATTCACTGCTGATACTCTAATATAGTTTGATCTATTTACATATTCTCCAGTAGTGCTGATGTAAGCAGGTGATTCTGAAGTATTAATTGATTTTACTTGGTTACCAATTACTTTCTCGATATAATTTTCTGAGTTAGGGTCTAAAGATAAGTTATTAAATGTTTCAAGAATAACTTTATTTTTAAGACTATCATTACCCTGTCTTATACTTAATGTGAATGTACCTTGTTTTTTATTAACATTAGATACTTCCCATCTTACATTGTCTGCTGAACCGCTTATTAGTGAATTGTCACTGTTTTCTGCTCCTGCATCACTTGCAGCTGTAGAATTATTGTACAATTCTCCTTTTCCTATAGTCTCTAATTCAAAAGAATTTAAAGTAGCTGTAGTTGTATTTGTACCTCCTTCTAAAGTAATCAAAGTAGAGTCTGGTGTTGCTCCTGCTGCTGAACCTGTTAGGAATGTAATTCCGTTTCTTGATGTTCCTGCAATCGCACCAGTTAATTCTAAAACTTCTGCTGTGTTATCAGCTGTTACTATTGCTGATAATGTAGCATTATTGTTTATTTCTGATGCTAAGTTTTCTGCAGTTTCTGTTGCAGTAGACCCTGTAGAGAAGTAAAAGGTGTTACTTCCTGGTACATCCGCTGGTATTGGATCATCTGATGCTATTAAGTCATAGTTTGTATCATTATATACAATACGGAATTTTTGTCCGTCTGCTGCTGCAGCTGCTAAAGTTCCTTGACTTGATGCAAAAGCATCTCCTGTAGTTGTAGTTGTGTTTGTAATATTTGTACTACTAGCTCTATCAAAAGGACCTGAAACAACTCTAGATACTAATACTGAATTACCTCCTTGTTGGAAGTAGTTTTTTACAGCAATAGAAGTTAAAAATTCATAAGAAGTAGATCCACTTGAAAAAGTAGTTCCAAACTGTCTTACATAATCATTATAAGAAGTAACCAATGTTGGTACTTCTACTGGTCCTTTTACTGTTGGTCCGATGATTGCTGCTCCTGCTTCTACAGGTGCTGGTTGGATAAATGAAATATCATTTTCTCTTGTGAATACACCTGGAGAGATAATTGTTTCTGCCATGTTTGATGAAGTTTATTTAAATGTCTTTTATAAATATCTGCTTATTTTCTAAACCTGTCATACTCTATACAGGTAGGTAGCTGTATATAAATAGGAAGGGAGGATCTAAAACCCTCCCTCTTTTATCCAATGTAAATAGTGTACCTATTCTTTTGCAGGAACTTCAGACTCCTGTGCAGTTGCTGTTTCACTAGGAATGAATTCTCCTTTCTGTAAATCAATTGAACCTACTCCATAGTTTTCCTGTAATTGGTTTACTAATTCAGATTCTGCTTGTTTTACTTCACTTAAGAATTTCTTTGCTCCCTCACTTCTCTCCTGTAAGTTAATTTCAAGTAATGAGATCTCTCCTAATTCTCTAACCAGTGCAGTATTCTTCTGTTGTAATTCCTGTAACTGGTCTAGCTCTTCCTGTTTTAATTTCTGGTTTGCCATAATTTCTAAAAAATTTATTTAATTAAATCGATTTATATAATACTAATATAGGTACTTAATAGTTATTGAGCAACTATATCTTATATTTTTTTTTATTTTTTTTTACTCCAAATTTACTAAATTTATACCATGCTCTTTCATGAAAGAAATATAGTACCATTTTAGTAAAAACTTCTACACCTCCTATTGCTAAACCAGTAGTCCAACTACCAGTTATAACTCCTGAAAGTACGATTGTATCTAGAGTCCCTATGATTCTCCAGCTGATGGTTTTTGCAATGTGTCTTTTATAACTTAC